AGGGAATCATCCCCTTAACTACTTCGCTTTTCCCGCGTCCGCGAGGCGCTGCAACCGCTTGCCGGCCGCCGTTGGCAGCTCGGTCGTAAATTGTGCTGATGATGAACTTGTGATCGCGGCCCATCTTGAGCCCATAGCGATCAGGAAAGTAGGTCGTCAGAAATCGCTCTGGATCGTCTAGGCACAGTTCGCGCCGCCGTGGATTCTTGCACTCGGGAATGGTGATGCGCGCGGACTCGCTACGCTTCTCACGCTTCGATGTCGCGTCCTTATCCCGTTCGTTCGTCTGCGGAGAAAGCATTGACTGGAGCGCCAGCCGCTGGGCCTCTAACGGCTGAGGAGGAGCAGTTAGTTCCGGTCGACGGAAAAGAAATGAAACGAATTTGGTTTGTCAAAAACCGAAATAATCACTGGCTCGACGCAACTGCGCTTGCTTGTGCTGGCGCTGGTGCTGTGGGAGTAGAGTTAATCACCACAGCGTCACAACCTCAGCCAGTGGCCAAGCGAGTAGCACAGCCAAAGCCAGCAATAACCCCCTACGGACGTCCATTTGTGGCAAGGAAATAAAATGAGCGAATTACCTCGACGGAAAAAGACCAGCATGATAGAGACGATTGAAGAGCCAATGAAGACATCGACTCAAGTATCGCAAGTGCTTACAACTGGAATGCTAGAGGTTCCGCTGTCAAGCGAAGCAGTAGGGCACATTCGTAATCGGCATGACGTGCATTTGACGCGTTCGCAAGCCGCCATCCTTCGACGCATTGCGCTGGGGCTTGGACAGAAAGGCGAGACGCTCGCGAATGGAAAGCATGTTGACAATGGCACGGATGCCATTCGCTGGATGATTGAAAACATAGCTATGTAACGAAAAACCGAATACCCGATTTAGTTACATAGATCAGTGTTGGTTGCTATTTTTACTGAATGGCAGCAACCATCGATGAAGTGATTGACGAGCTACTCGACAACGCAGATTTTGAGGAATCAAACTCTGTGTCGAAAGCTCGTTCGTTTATCACCGCAGCCAATCGGTTTTTTATTCTTACACCGGCGAGCCAGTCTGACCAAGGTTCAAGCCTTGCAATGGGTCTCGCTCAAATTCAATCGCTCCTCCAATCTGCACGCTCGTTCGTGTCGCAGGCTGATACCTCCAGCAGCGACACTAGCCGAGTGCGGTTTCTGTCGGCAAGGAGTGGCTGGCGATGATCAAAGCCGAAACCAAGATCCGCCGAACATCAAGGCGCACTAGTAGCGAACTTCCATCCATCTCTGCATCGATGGACGCGCATCGTGCTGACTACGACATGAGCCGAGAAAATCGGTTTATTCGTCGTCGCACCGGGTTAGCGCCTCAAGGCGGAGCGGCTGATTACCATTATCGCACCGAGTCTCTGTATTACCGAGATATCGAAAAAGCGCGGGACATGGACCGCAACGACTCGATTATCGGCCAGACGATCGATCGAGCGGTCAGCAATATTGTGCAGGACGGGTTTAGCCTTGACCCGCAAACCGGCGACAAGTCGCTGAACGATGAGTTGTGGAATCGATGGCAGGAGTGGGCTACCGATGCCGACTTGTGCGACGTCGCGGGCGATTACACGTTCCACGATTTCGAGTCTCAAGCAATGCGTTCCTGCTTGCTTGATGGCGATGCGTTTGTCTTGGCGATCGAAGATGGTTCGCTTCAGTTTGCCGAAGCGCATGTGGTGCAAACTCCAAAAATCATTACCGATACGGTACTTGGCGTCACTCGCAACACTTACGGCGGACACGTCCAGTATTGGCTACAGGAAGATCCGATTGACCCGCTCAAGCAAAAAGGCGAGTCGGTTCCGATCGACGTTTATGACGCGGACGGACTTCGACAGGCATTCCAGATTTACAACCCAAAGCGAAAGAGTCAGACTCGCGGTGTTACTGCGCTGGCCCCGATCTTTTCGCTTGCTGGAATGTTCGAGGACATTCAGTTTGCCAAGCTAGTGCAGCAGCAGGTTGTGAGTTGCTTTGCCATCTTTCGCCAAAAAGCCGCAACCGGTGGAGTTGGGTTGCCAAATCGCAATGCTGGTTATGGACTGCCTGAGACTGAGCCAACCGAAACCGGAACGCGATACATTGAAAACATCGCTCCTGGCATGGAGATTATCGGAGAGCCAGGCGAGACACTGCAAGGATTTTCGCCAAACGTTCCCAACAGCGAGTATTTCAATCACGTCAAGTTGATGCTCCAGATGATTGGCGTCAATCTTGGATTGCCATTGTGCTTGGTGCTGATGGATGGCAGCGAGACCAATTTCAGCGGTTGGCGAGGTGCTGTCGACGAGGCGCGGAAGGGATTCAAAAGCAACCAGCGGAACCTTGTCAATCGATTCCACAAGCTGGTTTATCAGTTCAAAGTTACGCAGTGGATGGAGTCGGACGCTGCCATTCGTCGCGCTGCGGCCAAATCTGATGTATCGATTTTCAAGCACAAGTGGAATGCACCACGATGGTCTTATATCGATCCGGTTGGGGATGCTACTGGCGATCAATTGCGATTGCAGAACGGTTTAACATCACCGCGCAGGCTGCACGGCGAGCGCGGGCAAGAGTGGGAAGAGGTGGCCGAAGAGATCGTCGAGGACAATTACTTCGCGATCGTAAAAGCGAAGCAATCCGCCAAGCGTATCAATGATGCGTTCCAAGACGGGCAGCCTGTTCATTGGCGCGAGTTGATTAATATGCCAATGCCACAGGGCTTGCAAATGACGATGCAAGACCCGCAAGTAGTCGAGGCTCAGAAGCAACAGGCCAACATTGCTGCAAATAGTGGAACGGGCGAGATGTCGAGTGCGACGCGTCGACAGTTCACGAACAATCAGAAAGCGATTACGGATCTACTGAATGCACTCATCAACGACTCTATGAGCGAAGCACGGGTAAGGGTCGGGTTGTCGACGCTTGGACTGTCCAAGGAAAACGTAGACGCTTTAATTCTCGACGCAAAAGACGGAACGGTTGACACCGATTTAACAGGAGGCTCAACCGATGGCGAATGAAATAAGAATCGATGGAGTGGTCGGCACTGGAGAAGGCGAAGTTAGCGCCGCGATTGTCAGGGCTCAGCTCGATTTGGTTGATCGTGCTAAGCCTCTGACTGTCCGCATTCACAGCGAAGGCGGAAGCGTGTTTGAGGGGTTTGCTATCTATGACATGCTTAAAGCCTACGAAGGGCCCAAAAAGTGTGTTATCGAGTCCAGTGCGTTTTCAATTTCATCGTTCATCCCGATGGCGTTCGACGAGGTGGAGATTACGCCAAACGGCTACATGATGATCCACAACCCCTACGTCGAAACGTCCGGGGACGATGACGAACTAGCAAGCCAAAGCGAGCTACTTCGAAACCTGAAGTCAAACATGATCGCGGCCTACTCCGCTCGCACTGGAAAAAGTGCTGATGAAGTTGCGGCGATGCTTAAAAAAGAGACGTATCTATCGGCTAGCCAAGCGCTGGCACAAGGATTTGTATCGAGAGTTACGCAGGCACCTGTCAAAGGACGAGTGTTTGCCAAGCTAGACAAGATGCCGCACGGTGTTGTCGCTGCGTTGTTCGACGCAGGCACGGGTGGCGAAAAAAGCGAACCGACGAAGGTAAAACCCATGTCAGAATCGCAACCCGTCGCCGCCACGATTTCCGAGATCGAAGCGGCATTTCCGAAGGCCAAGTCTGAGTTTATCGTCAAATGCTTGAAGCAATCGATGCCGATGGCATCCGTCGCTCAGGCTGCCGTCGAAGAAATGATGGCCGAGAACGCTGCCTTGTCGGCTCAGTGCAAGGCGATGGAGGAAGAGCTTGCCAAATACAAAGGCATGTCGACCGAAGAACAGCCTGCCTCCGAAATGACTGTTGAAGTCGAGGAAGAGGAAGTGATGCCATCGGCCAAGCGGCGTGGTGTCGCTCCTGTTGCGATCGCTCGCAAGCCTGCTGGTGTCAGTGCCAAGGCTCAGTGGGACGCTGCCATCGACTCCGAGCTGCCAAAGCACAAGTCGAAATCGCTCGCTGTCTCCGCTGTCAATCGCAAGCACCCAGGGCTACGCGCTCAAATGCTCGCAGAAGTCAACCAGAAGTAGACAATCGCTCATCCGATTGAATTAACAACCAAAACTGATCACTGAGGGATTTTGAAATGTCGCAATTCGTTGAAACAAACACAAAGGCTTTTACCGCTGGTGCGGCAATCGCCTCCTATTTGCGAGTGGTTCTTACCGCTGGCAAGCTAGCTGCAGCCAGTGCATCACAAAAAATGCTTGGCACGATTGACCGAGACACCTTTGCCGATGGCGATGTTGTCGCCGTTCGGTTGCGAACCGCAACAGGCACTCGGAAGATGGTTGCCAGCGAAGCCATTAGCGCTGGCGCCCGCGTCTATGCTGCAGCAAGCGGAAAAGTTGCTGCCGATGGATCGATCGTTGAGGGCGTTGCTTTGGAAGCGGCTTCTGCTGACGGAGACGTCATTGAAGTGATGACCGACACAGATGCTGTTGGTGGCTATCTTGCCGCAGCACAGCAAGCACTGAGCGGTGCAGGTGCCATCAACGTCACTGCGTTCTATACCGCATGGACAACCACCGGTGCGAATGCCGGGACTTTGGCTGATGGAACATTCCCTGGGCAACTCAAAAAGATCAAGCAGATCGTCGACGGCGGCGACGGCACACTGACACCAACCACGCTCACTGGAGGCACGACAATTACTTTCGCTGATGCTGGCGATTACGTGTTGCTGCTGTGGGACGGCGATAGCTGGATTCCGCTGGAGCTTGGAAACGACGCAGACGGGGCAACAGCTCCAGTTCTTGCATAACGATACCCGATGCGGTTCCCGGTGGCGGTGGCCACCAAAGCCGGGGGCCTTTTACATTTCAACTTGTTAGCGTTGCATCGGGGAAGAGAAGAATGCAATGCCATCACCATCGAGTAGTTTAGCCACACTTCGCCCAGATATCGCGGAGAGCTTTACCGAGTTTGATTTGGAAGCAAACATGAGCGGCTTTATCGCTACTCAGGTATTTCCAGTCGTTGACGTCCAGAAACAAGCCGGAGTATTTGGGAAGATCCCGATTGAGCAATTGTTGCAAGCTCGGGATACCGCTCGCGCTCCAGGGTCTGGATACAGCCGTGGAAATTTCAAGTTTGATGATTCCTCGTATGCAACCAAAGAGCACGGCGCTGAAGAGCCCGTTGACGATCGCGAAGCAGAAATGTACTCGGACTATTTTGATGCCGAAGTGATTTCAGCGCTTCGCGCACGATCTGCTGTAATGCTCAGTGCGGAACAGCGAATCGCTGACACGGTTTTCAATGCGACCACTTGGGCCGGTGCCAGTCTAACGACTGCTATCACGCACGAGTGGGATGATGCCACGAACGCAGTGCCAATCACTGACGTCGAAGCCGCTGTTCAAAAGGTGTGGGCTGTCAGTGGGTTGTGGGCTAACGCATTGGTGATCAATCGCCATGTGTTCCGAAACTTACGGAACTGCGATCAAGTGATTGACCGCATCAATTCCGCCGGTGCTGGAAGCCCAAGCAAAGCGTCAGACGTCACGACTGCGATGCTTGCAGCCGTGTTTGACCTTCCATACATCATCGTTGCTGGCGGTGCAAAGAATGCAGCCAAGGAAGGACAGTCGGCCAGCGTGTCGAATGTCTGGAGTAGCGAATATGCAATGGTTTGCCGAGTCGCAACCACTCGCGACTTCCGTGAACCTTGCATTGGGCGGACTTTCCACTGGTCCGCAGATGGATCGAGTATTGGCGGGACTGTTGAAAGCTATCGAGACGAGAGCGTTCGGTCTGACGTTATTCGAGTACGGCATGACGTTGCTGAAGTAGTGCTTTACCCAGAGGCCGGGCACCTGCTCAGCAACGCAACCACGATCTAACGAGCGCCGATAGTGGCAACACGTTTCGCCCAGCAGTTCACTCGACACGGCGCACCGTCACTGGTGCGCCAGTTCGGAGAATCAATTACCTACTACGCTGACGGTGTTGGCAGTGGTAGGTCAATCAACGCAATGGTTGAACGCGATATAGACGTCATCGGAGAGTCCGGTGAAGTTATTGGGCAAATGATTGTCGTGCGAGTGTTAAACAACGCAACGACAGGTATATCGTCGACAGAGATTGACACAGGCGCTGACCAGATAAGCGTTGCGTTGCGTGTTGGTGAGTCTGCGGTGAGAAAACAAATTGTAAAGGTTCAATCGACAGAAAACGGGATGGTGAGGTTTGAGGTCAACTAATGCCTGATCTAGTGCCTGTCGAGGAAACAATAGCGTTAGAGATTGTCGATCGTCTCTACAACATTACCACAGCAAATGGATTTCCATTTACTGCCGATGTGGTTCGGCCTAATCGACTGGGAAGTGATTGGACTCCAGCACCGAATACGATTGTTGTTGTTGCTGGAGATGCAGAAAGGGACGAGGAGCACGACTGCCCAGGCAATCCACCAGCATTATCCTACGCAGTTACTTTTATAATCCAAGGATTCGTAAGGCAGTCAGACAGGGAAGAGGCTTCCGACCAAGCGAAAGTGTGGGCGATGGTCGCGAGCATTAAAAAAGCAATTGGGCAGGTTTCTCAGTGGCATATCTTTAACGCTCAAAACTGGGATGCAAGATGGGGAGCAACAACGCAATTTGACCCATCGCAAGGTGCTCACAGTGGAGCGTCTGTTGAGCTGGTGATTTATTACCGAGTGAGTGAAAACGATCCCTATACGGTACGAGCATGATCGCGTTCACCGTCAACGCTCGCAAGATAAAGGAACTAGAGAAGTTACTGAATGGCAATCAAAAGAAGTTGAGAAAAGAGCTTTCGATAGCGGTCAATTTAACAGCCAAGAAAACACAAACACTGATCGTCAAGCAGGTAGGAAGAGAGCTAGCAACTGCCCA